AGTTAAAAAGGCAAGTCGTCGTCTGCCGTAATCTCTTGAAACCCGTCGCCGGGCTGAGCGAAATTCCCGCCCTCCTGCTCCCTCTTAGGGCCTGCAAAATGCGCCTGGTCCGCGACAACCTCAACCGCCTTGCGCTTGTTCCCGTTTTTGTCCTCATAGCTTCGCGTTTGTATGGATCCCTGAATGGCAATTAATTGGCCTTTCTTGAAATATTTACAGATAAACTCCGCCGTGCTGCGCCATGCGACTACGTCTATAAAATCAGCCTGGCGCTCTGCTCCGGTTTTTACATAGGAACGGTCAGCCGCTACCGTGAAGCTTGTCACCGCCGTATCGCTCGACGTGTGCCTCAGCTCCGGGTCCGCAGTCAGCCGGCCCATGAATATTGCTGTGTTAAGCATTGCTTTTCCCTCCTTACATTAGGTAAAATTCGTCCGCTTCGGTGGGCTCAGATAAAACCTTTGAAGCCTTGCAATACTCGCACTTTTCGCACCGTTCGGGCTCTATAATCCCCTTTTTTATCGCGTCATACATCTCTACATCGCGCTTAAAGCCTTCTAATGCAAAATCCAGCATGCTTTGCGGGATGTGGACAATATCGATGTCGGATATTTTTTCCTTCGTGGCGGCGGCGAGATAAAACGGCAATTGTTCGCCTGTGTTTTGCCGTACAACCTCCTGGTATACCGCGCCCTGCAAATCATATCCCCAGGCCTCAAACCACGGAATACGTCCCTTTTCAGGATCATAGATTGATTCAAAATCCTTCATAACCTTCAGGTCAACGATTTTGTCGCAATGCAGGCTATCGATCTTGATTTTTACCGGGACGCCCTTGATTTGCCCTGTCATGATAACTTGTTTCCGGCCGGACAAATAGCTGGAGAAAAGCTTGTCCCGCCCAATCCTTTCGATAACGGAATTTACTTGTATGTATTCTGCCTTGAGCGTTCCGTCACGCTTAAAGATCTCCGGGTTCCTGTTCTGAAAGGCTTTCATTGTCCCCTCAAAATATGAATCAACATAGGATCCGACAAGAAGCGCCGTGGTCTGCTCGCGTTGGTATCGGCCCCTTAATTCAGCCAAGGCAGCCGCCTGGCATTTGCGAAAGCTCTTGAATTGCGACACGGACATGTATTCCTTGTTTGCTTTACGGCTGAAATAATTACGTTTTGTTAAGGTCATCACTGCACTCCCCTCGCCGCTGCCGTCGCGCAATCAGCGCATAGGCTTTCCCCATATTTCTTTTTTGTATATGCGGCTGTTTGCTCCGGCGACATACTGCCCGCCGCGCGGATGTCCTTTCCGCATTGCTCGCATTTTGGCGCAGGGCCGGAAATCTCGCGCGGGATCCTCGGCCTGATTCGCAGCGCGTCATGGACCCCGCCGAAAGCCTTGACCTGCTCCGTCCCAATAATCACGGACTTTCCCTTTAGCTTTTCGGTGTCCTTTGTTTTGTACAGCTTACAAATAGCTTTTTTGTTTGTCACGTTCAAAATCATCGGCTTATAGGCCTTGTCCGTCCAATAACAGGCAGTGCAGTTTTCCTTTTGCCCATTTGTAAAAACTTCTTCGTCAACTATTCTTTCAATGGTCAAAGTAATCTCCCGGTTCGGCAAATCATCCAAATCCCAGCTTCCCATATAATTAGGGTTTTTCCCCATCCGCATGATGTCCATTGAGACACCCTCCTTCTATCCGGCGATTCTTGCAAAATCTTCAATACATTCGCAGCATATGTCTGAGCCGTCAATATCGGTATAGTACTTTTCCCCTGGGCATATCGGGGCCTGACAGAGGGAGCACCTTAAAAGCGCTTCCGGCTCTTTATATGAAGGCTCCTGCCGGTCATATTGTGCCTGTGCCCAATCCAGGCCGTTCACATTTTCCATTTGACAACCTCCGTCCACGTTGATATACTATAGGTAAGTTCTTTCTGTTTGCCGCGTCAGGAATTGCCGTTCCTGCGCGGCTTTTTTATTACCTGCCATGCCTGTTTTTCAGCCTCCTATGGGTATCGTTGCTGTATTCGATCATCATACTGTCGTATTGCTTGCGCAGGAACCGCCGGACTGTGACGCAGGATTCCTGAAAAATACAGTTATGCTTCTGCATGGTCTTGCAGTGCGTGCAGCACTCCGGTATATTCATGCCGCTTTTCTCCTTTCGCCCTTCCTCATTGCCCGAATCTTACAGCGGGCCCTCCCGCGCTCCCGGCGCTCACATATCCAGGCCACAAGGACCATCAGTGCAAACGCCGCAGAGAATATGTACAAGGTGATTAGAAAGTTCATTGCTGTCCTCCCTCAGATTCTTCCAGGATTCTTATGAATGACTGTCCGCCGGCCTGTTTCCCTTTTTGAATGCGTCAACGCTTTGACCGTTCTGTTCCGTTCAAATTCAAGAACGCCCTGAAGAGTTACGACCTTATGCTTTGGGCTCGCTGCGATAACCTCTCCAAAGCTTCCGTTGTTTATCACTCGTCTGGCGTTGGCCGGGCTCCATCCAAAACGCTGCGCTATATCCTCAGCGGTAAACCGTGTCTTCATTTCCGGCCCTTCGGCTATACACTCTCGAACAATGGCGCGAATGTACTCTTCCAGGTTAAAATCCAATTTAAATTCCTCCTCTCAAACAATCATTTTGAAATAAAACGCAATCATGGCGGTAACAAGCGCCAGCAGCAATATGCGGAAGCTCCATTCAAGGACAGCTTCGATGTGTTGTTTCATTGCTTTCCCCCTCATCTTTTGTTACGAACCAATTTAGCCACCGGGATTTCATCGTCCCAATCTAAGCTGCGAACCTTCCAACGGCCTGTCGCCAGCAGCCGGTTGATTTCCTCCAGCCCGACGGCCTCGCGAAGCTCATATATGCTTTCTTCCATGATTTCACACCCTTTCTATCTTCTCATTTAGAAAGCTGTCAATAAGAGACCTCAAATCAATAAGATATTCTTTGTAATCCCATCCTTCAATCAAACAAACGGATATATCCGCACGTATATCTTGAAGAATTTTGAGCTTTAGCTCATGCCGCGCCAACTCATTGAGAGCCTTCGAGATTTCATCCGATTGATTAAATGTATAACTCGGCAACGCTGACACCTCTAAGCCGGCTTTTCTCAATATAAGCCACTAGATTTTCGCGGGATATTGCCGTGATGGAATGAAGCAAGTATGTTACATATCGTTGAGCCTGAATTTTTGTTACTTCATGCCAATCGGAAAAATTGCTTTTAATTTCGATTCTTTCTTTCACGTTCTGGCCTCCTTCCTTTTGTTGAAAACTCGGTTGATAATTGTGAATAACCTTGTCCCTCTTTTCCCTGGGCTGTATAATAGGAGCGGGGAAGGGAGGTGGTTTTTTGAAAGCTTGTAAAATAGCGGACAAAATTATTTGTTCCATGTGTCGAGATTTTATTGAGCAAGGGAACCAATTTTCGTGTGCGAGCAAACTGGTTACGCTGTTTCCGAAAGAACCGCCACATTTAGTACATGCCGCTATTCGTATGCTTGATTCCGATGGATTGTTGTCGGTACACTATAGCAACAATGAGCCCTGCGAAATTGCCTTGAAGATTCAATCTATACAAGAATGCGATGAAAACACAATGCTAAAAAAGGGCTATAGATTCGTCAAGGAAATTCGTGATTGGTTCTAAGTAGTCGTGATCCAATCGTCCGCAATTAAATCCTCTGCCTGGGGCTGCCACCCTCGGCAGGGGGCATTGCTTGCCACGCTCTCAATTGTGCAGCAATCCGGCGTATCTGTAGGTAAAATTTTAACCGCAGCATTACACCATACACTTGTTGGATAATTCCAAGACTGCCGTGTTATATACGGCTTGTTTATAGTTCGCGCCTTAACCGCGTCGCAGATATTCATACTTTCTCCTTCCTAAAAATTTCTCTGCCCTTCACATAGCGAGTGGGGGCGTGTCTGCTTGTTCTTCCTCCTGGGCCACGTTATAATAAGGTGGAAAGGAGGCGACCCCTAGTGTCGATTATTATGCAATATTTGGTCTTGCGTGCAATACTCTTAAAAACTCACCAAGAAATTTCATCACCAAGCGCTTTTGCTGTCTCGTATAATTGTCTTCATGCTTTACCGCTGGTATGGCGTATCCCATTCCTATCCCAATGGGCGAATCGTTTACAATGGAAGACTTGTTGTGTCTTGTTCAACATGGGATTAGTGCAAATGAAACAAGTCACTGAATGGAAAATCGCAGTTTCAAAAGAAGGCGTAATATACCTTGCAGAATTAAAAATGCAGTTCATAAAGTCTATATGTTCTGTATTGCTCGCTGCTGCAAGCGCTGTATTCGGATTCATGCTTGGGTTAGCACAATAGATTTGCAAACAGGAATCCTACTATAAAGCAAAGAACAAGAACTACGATCCAAATAACATTGATTTTTGTCCGTAATGCAGATTCAGTAGTTGCAATATAATACCGTATCCAGTCTATTTGCCCTGTCACTTTTTCCACAAACGGAGGCAGTTGAGGGCTTTCTTCATTCATATCGATTTTAGGGATATTGATGTCTTTTTTCATTTTCTCACCCCATTCCTTCTATGGCCCGTACGGGAAAATTTCTTAAGATTTCTAAAGTTAATGAGTAAAAAAATATTCTGTAAGCCTTTCGTTAGAAATATGAAGTAGCTCACAAATTTTAAGCATTTCATCCTGTTTAAAATTTCGCTTATTATTCAAGCTTAGATTTAAGGTTGTTTCGCTAACCCCAATGCCTTTTGAAAGCGATTCCTGCGTATATCCGTATTCTTTCATTCGGCCAGACAGTTTACTATAATTGTATTGAATCATGTGCTCTCCTCCTTTCTTTTGTTGTTCTGAAGACATTGTAACACTTTCGTTTTCTAAAGTCAATAGGTTTATAAAGTTTTTCTTGAAATTTCTAAAGATTCATGGTATAGTGCTTTTTAGAAGGGAAGTGAGTCTCATGGCAACTTTCAAAGATAGATTAGAAGAAGCCTTAAGTATAAGAAACATGAAGCCGGCTGATTTAGCTAAAATATCGGGAATCAGTGAAGGTGCTATCAGTCAATATAGAAATGGAGGGTACAAGGCTACCCAAAGAAATTTAGAAAAATTATCAAAGGCATTGGGGGTCGCCATTCCTTGGCTAATGGGGTACAATGTGCCGATAGAGCGCGATGGTCGCGCTAATATAATTCCCATAGGCTTCCAGCAATTACCTGAGATGTCCAGTGTTCCGCTGGTAGGCCAGATAGCTTGTGGAGATCCTATTCTAGCCGAAGAGAATATAGAAGAAAGCGTAAGTTTACCCAGTGTGTGGCATGCAAACTTTGCCCTTATATGCAAAGGAGACAGTATGGCCCCCACTGTGCTTGATGGGGATTTAGTAGCCATAAGGATTCAGCCAGAAGTGGAAAACGGGGAGATTGCCGCTGTGCGCATTGGCAACGAGGCCACATTGAAGCGGGTATACTTGCATGCAGATTATATAGAGCTTCGTCCTGAAAATCCGGCCTTTGAAAGTATCATCCGCCGCAGGGGAGAAATGAACGACATACAAATAGAAGGTAAGGCAGTTGGCTTTTGTAGAGGACTGTAAGATGTAACTTATCACCTTTGACCCCAGCATTCTCGCATGCTGCGGAATTGTATTTTTGAGATAAAAAGTCGAAAATTTCGACTGAATTTGCAATGTGAGGTGATTATATGAACGAAAAGCAGTTTGAATTTTTACTATACCAATCAGCGGAAGAAGATATTTCAGTCAACGCGTTGATTAAAGACGATACGATATGGCTAACCCAGAAAGCTATGGCTGAGTTGTTTGATTGCAGTGCAGATAATATTTCCTTACATTTGAAAAACATTTTTGCAGACGGAGAATTAGATAAAGATTCAGTTACCGAGAAAATCTCGGCAACTGCCTCTGATGGAAAAAACTATCGCACTCAGTTTTATAATCTGGATGCTATCATCTCAGTAGGGTATCGAGTAAATTCCCGACGGGCTACAAACTTCCGTATCTGGGCAACAGGAATTTTGAAGGAGTACATGATTAAAGGCTTCGCCTTGGATGATATGCGTCTCAAGCAGGGGAAAGATGCGTTCGGAAAAGATTATTTCCGTGAATTATTGGAACGAGTTCGTTCCATTCGCGCCAGTGAACGTCGGATTTGGCAGCAAATAACCGATATATTCGCAGAGTGTAGTATCGACTATGACAAGAACGCCCAAATTACACATGAATTTTACGCTATGGTACAAAATAAATTTCACTATGCAATTACAGGTCGGACAGCGGCTGAAATCGTATTTACTTCTGCTGACAGGTCTAAGGAACATATGGGTTTAACGACTTGGAAAAATTCACCCGATGGCCGAATATTAAAATCGGATGTAAACGTTGCAAAAAATTATCTAAGCCAAAAACAAATCGCTCAGTTGGAGCGAACTGTATCCGGATATTTTGACTATATTGAAGATTTGATTGAAAGAGAAAATACGTTTACAATGGAAGAATTTTCCGAAAGCATTAATGAATTTCTTTCTTTCCGTAGATATGATATTTTGAAGGGCAAAGGGAAAATCTCAAATGCAGCGGCTACTAAAAAAGCACATGCAGAATATAAAGAATTTAATAAGACACAGAAAATCGTTTCTGACTTTGATCGTGAAATTAAACAGCTAAAAGCAAAAAATACATAAAAACCCGCCCTCC